GGCATAAAAAATCTTGCGGCCACGCATATTGCCGATCCCAGCTTTTACGACGATTGAATTTCGCGACACGCCAGACTCTCGCAGAAGATCATTGAGAACTTCGGCAACTTGTAAATCCAGCGGTTCCAGCGGTTTTGATGCTCGTGGCATACCTCAGAGAATAAAGCAAATGAGTCAATTTGACTAGAGTAGTTGACATGTTGATTCAAGTAAGTTAATATATTGCTCATGGAACTTGATTCACTTAAGTTAAGCGAGATTGAAGCATTCGTTAGCGCAGAGATTCGCGCAGAAGCCGCACGGCACCGTCTCCCCCTTGCATTCCTTGCAGACAAAGCAGGAGTCTCGCGCCAAACCTTTTCGCGAAAAATCAACGGCCAAATAAGCTTCCGTCTCCGAGAAGTCAACGGAGTCGCCAACTACTTCGGCCTCACAGCTTCTGAACTTCTTGCTCGCGCCGAAGCTGCGCTCGCGGCTTCTGAGGGCGAGGTGGCGTGATGAGCGAGACGCGCTTAGTCATCCCAGACGGGGACGGTGTAACCGTCGTCGTCGCTAGTGTAAAAACCTCTAGCAACCTGTTGCTCATCGTGAGTGAGAGCGCGGTCAAAATTAGCCGAAATGGGGACGGAGGGGTTGACAACGAAGACCCTGTCACCTCCCGAAAGGCTCATAGCGAAAATGGCGCTGATCTCTCCATGTCTTTGAGCTTTCGTGAGCGCCCCGAGAAGCTGGATCAAATCCGCATCTTCGACGGTGAAAACATCATTTCCAAAATGCAAAACACCCATGCGTCTTCCTCTCCGGTAGGTGACGGCGATTCAGCTACGCCGCCTGGTGACTGTGGTGGGTCTCAGCCTACCGGGGAGGAGCCTAACTCCGAAGAAGCCATGCTCACTGGCGAAAACGAGGTGGCGTGATGGGCGTGAACAAGGTGATCAATACGCATGCGTCAGATCTTCGCGACGAAGTCCCCAAGATCATCGAGACCGACAACCCACGCGATCTCATCGAGGCGTCCCTCGCAATGTGTATCCAGCACGTGACAGTCACCATCGGCCTGCTGGGATCCCCCGTCGCAGTGATGACACTGCCATCCGAACTCATCCAATCCACACAGAAGCAGCTTCTCGAAGCCCAACTCGCGCTAGTCGCCGAACTCCAGAACCTCACGCAGCGCGCAGCAAACGGACTAACCAAGGGAGAGACAGAAAAATGATGAAGAAATTCGCAACCATCAAAGAAGCAGCCGAAGCCACCGGCCTCAGCCCACGAGCACTGCGCGTCTACATCGCCTCCGGACAGATCCGCGACTCCCGCAAAATCGGCAAGCACATCCTGATCCCCGTCGAGCAGATCGAACGAATCGGCAAGCCTCTCGCCACAGCGCAGAACCTGAGAGGAAGCGCAGCATGACCCTCCCAATCCCCAACTGCGAGGTAGTCGACCTCGACACGCCCGAACTTGGCGACGACTACGCACTCCAAGACCCCGACAGCGGCGTCATCATCCTCATGGCCTCCCACGTAGATCTGGAGAAGTGACCTCATGAAACCGCAGCTCTCATTCTTCTTGCAGCGTCTGCGCCTCGCGACAGCGATCACGCTCCTCTCCATCTCCCTCATCCTCTCACTCGCACTATGGGCACCCGACAACCAAACCGGAATCTCCCCCTGGTGGGCGCTCGCGGCCATTGTCAGTGCTGCGCAGGCATCTCTCATGATGCGAGCGCACTTTGCAGAGACAGATACCCGAGGAGATCAACGATGAATCCGAATCAAGCTCTTTCCGTCCTTGTACGCGATTGGATGAAGCGCCAGAAGCTCTGCACGCGAACCGCTGCGAAGCGTCTCGGGATGTCAGAGATGAGCCTTTGGCGACGCCTCCACGGTCATCGCCAGTGGCGCGCAGACGACCTGCAGCGCCTGTGCTACGAGGGGATCCGCATCCCGCACGAGATTTTCTATGCTCTCGTCGGCGAGGAGGACATCTACGCATGAGCGAGCAGAAGAGCGTCGGAGAGTGGATGGAAGACGCACTCTGCAGGCGTCTTGGCCTGCCGACGGACATTTTTTTCGAGGGGCCGACGTATGACCCCATCACCGCCAAGCAGGCGTGCAGGAATTGCCCGGTCTGCCGCGAGTGTCTCGAGTATCAGCTTCGTTACGAGGCGCGCGGTACTGCGCAGACTGCGGGAATTTTCGGATGCCTGACCGCGGATCAGCGAGGCCCGCTGCGTAAAAAGCTCCGGGAAGCAATGAAAGAAGCAAGAAAGGAAAAGCTCTCATGAGCCGCGGGAAAGTCTACATTTCAGGCCCTATCACGGGGATCGATTTCGGGAATCGCTTCGCTTTCATGGCCGCGAGCTGTGGGTTGGAGCTGTGCGGATACGAGGTTGTCGATCCGAGCGAGGTCAAGCTCGACGACGACGCGACGTGGGCTGATTACATGCGCGCGGATCTCAAGCTCCTCCTCGACTGCGATTACATCTACATGCTCGAGGGGTGGGAAGACTCCAAGGGGGCGCGTCTCGAGCGCGAGCTCGCAGAACGTCTCGGCATCGAGCAGGTCGACATCGATCAAGAGCGTGAGCGCTTGCTTGCTATGCCGCTTCGATCGGTCGCCGATGCTCTCGTCAAAACTTTCAAGGAGAAGGGTGGTGCGGAATGAGCGGAGAAACTGTCATTACGATCGTCGGTAATTTGACCGCTGATCCGGAGCTGCGTTGGACGCAGAGCGGAAGCCCGGTGGCTTCTTTCACTATCGCATCGACACCGCGTTCGTTCGATCGCCAGTCTGGAGAGTGGAAGGACGGGGAGACCCTGTTCATGCGCTGCACCGCGTGGCGTGAAATGGCTGAGAACATCGCCGAGAGCCTTCGCAAGGGAATGCGGACTGTGGTTCGCGGGCGTCTCGTGCAGCGGTCTTTCGAGACACGTGAGGGCGATCGTCGCACTGTCGTCGAGCTTCAAGCCGACGAAGTCGCAGTCTCGCTGCGTCACGCTCGTGCGCAGGTCACGCGCACCGGAGGTCAATCGCAGGGACAGCCCGCGGCCTCTGGCTTCGCTCCCGCTTCCGGGGAGCAGGAATCTTCTACCGGCTCGGATCCGTGGGCAGACGCTCTGATGCCCTCCGATCCACCTTTCTAAAGCGCAAGGGAGCGCCGAAATGATTGAGCCCCTTTACCTCGTGATCCCTAAATCGCAGTGGATTACCGCGAATCTGCGTCTTCATCCGATGGCTCGAGCGAAGCGCGTGCGCGCTCTGCGCAGACGCACAGCGATCGAGGCGCGCAAGGACGCGCTCTTCTCTTTCGACGGGAAAGTACGCATCACGGCGAAGATCTACGCACGATCCGCTCGCCGATTCGACCCCAATAACGCAGCCGACACGACGAAAGCGATGGTCGACGGCCTACGGGATGCGGGCGTGCTCGTCGATGATGATCACACTCACGTTATCGGGCCGGATCACAGGTGGGCGGGAGTCGACAGGGATCTACCTGTCGGCGCTCACGCGATCGAGCTGATTCTCACCGAGGCAGGCACCGATGACTAGGAATGTCGAGAGGACCTGCCCGGAGTGTGGTGAAAAGGTCGGAGCCGGGATCGTCCGGCATCCCCGGTGCTTTCAAGACGCGCTGGAGAAGCGTCTCGGCCCGGTCCCGAAAGCGAAGCTCGTGCCAGGGCGGATGTACCTACTGAACGGGGGACGGAGGTGAGGCAGGTGGAAGTCAAGCGTGATCCGCGCGCTCCCAAGATTTGCGAATCGTGCGGGGGCGTAATCAACCCGATCACAGGCGAGTGCAGATGCAGCGACTAGTAGAAAGACCCAAGAAAGAAAGGAGGAAGCCAGATGTCATGGGTACGTGTAAGCGACGACGCTATGAGTCATCCGCGTCTTATCGACGTGTATGAGGTAGAGGAAGGTTCGCAGACAAGTCGCCTTGAGGTCTTCGGCTTCTTCATGGGTCTAGCAACCTATTCTGCGAAGCAGCTGACAGACGGAATCGTGAGCAGGGGCGTGGCTTATAGCCTCGCCTCTCCCGAGCGCGCGGATCTGCTCCTGCGCGTCTGCGAGGCCCTCGGCCTGATCGAGTGGGTCGAGGTCGACGGGCAGAGGAAGATTAAGCTCTTCACGTCCGAAGATTTCATTCACCTCCTGTCTAAGGCTGAGGTCGAGGCTCGTCGCAATCGCAGTCGTGAGAATCGAGATCCGAAGCTCAAGAGCGCTGTGATCTACCGCGACGGAGATCTGTGCCGTTACTGTGGGGTCCCGGTCCGATGGACAGGCCCGATCGGCTTCAGCTCCGGCACTCTCGACCACGTCGACCCGACGTCGGTCGGATCAGCCACCGTCGACAAGCTCGTCGTCGCCTGCCACCAGTGCAATTCCTCGAGGCAGGACGCGCGAGCCGAATTCGACGAGGCCCATCCGCTCCGCCCGGTCCCCGCAGACCCTTATTACAGTCAGTGGTCGGCAGAATTTCTCAATCGCAATGGATTTGAGGTCAAGTCTTCCTCGGAACCGCCGAAGAATATCTCCTCAGACGCGCAGACGAGCTGCGCTGTCCCGGGAGAGGCTTCGAGCGTTGATCCGGAAGGCAGCGAGCACGCACAAGCGAGGCGCAGAGTCGATCCCGGCGAGACTGATCATCTCGTGTCCGCGGATCCTCACGCCACACCAAGCGGCGCTCCCTCAGCCGTAGAGGTTGATCCCGGCGAGATCGATCATCTCGTGTCCGCGGATCCCTCACGCGAAACCGGGGAAATTCTGCCGCCACCGGCTGGGGGTCCGGACCAAGACCGAACCCAAGCCCGAGGAAATGCGGACACCCGGGC